TTACGTGGAGGGTCACAGATCCACGGAGAAGCACGAGGCTACGTCATATGGCACGGTTATCCATCAGACGATGGAGTATTTCTTCAAGAACGGATGCAGGCCTTCTTATGAGGATATGAGCAAGGCATTCAACTACTACGCCGATATAGAGCAGATTCCTTTCGATAGCGTAAAATCCCAAATCGAGTCCATGCAACATGCGGCTAGACTAATAAGATGGATTGTGGGGTTGTTTGAGAAGGATGCTGCTGGCAATTATAAGAAGGCATGGTCCGATCTTACGCCAATGGAGAAGGTAATCCGGGGGTCGAGACCGGCCGGCGTGGAGGAGGGCTTCGTCCTGCCTTATAAGCTGCCCAAGCCCCTTACCTTGGATGGCGTGACGTACGATAAGGTACATATCATAGGATCAGTAGACTGGAGAGGTGAGTATAAGACAAAAGACAGAACAGCTATGTATACGATAGACTGGAAGTCCGGGAGAAAATTATTCGATAAGGATAAATTGCTTCACAATCTCCAGCATCCGATATACGCCTTTTATATATACAGGAAGTATAAGGTATTACCAGATATGTGTAGCTATTTTTTTACCCGTATGTTGGATAACCAAAACGTGAAGGTAGATAAGGAAAAGGTAGAGAGGTCAGTCAAGGAGCTTAATGATATTCTTCTTGATATGTATGATTTCGAAACAAATAAAATCAATAGCTATCAAGCTCACGTTTGGGACGATGTCAAGCAAGAGTATAAATACGAGACACGCTACCTCATGGGACGCCAGCCGGCCTGCCTTGAACCCCGCCCCAAGCCCTTGTGTTTTTGGTGCGATTTCTCAATTCATAAACAAGGGACATGCAGATATTCATCGAATTGGGATGAGTCAAAAAGAAAGAATAAAAAAGATTAACTTTATTAAAAAGCCTAGGTAAATATCTAGGCTTTAATTATATTTGTATCAATAAATAACTGGTTATGGATAAAAGCGAAAGAGAAAAACAGATATTGGATCTTTTGATGTCTAGAAAGGATATCAAGAAATTGGTAGAGAAATCAAACGAATGTTACTCTAGGATGGATTTCGTTGGGGCCATGAGATACCGGCAAGAGATAAAAAGTATTTTAGATCGAGAATCTAAAATTATGTTGACAAAAAGTGAGTCTTTGGTAGATTTGATGAATGATGCTGACAACGAATATAAATTCAATATGTTGGTATGGCTACATTCCATGATGTGCATGGCGGATNGCAGAAGCGGCTAGATTGATGGGAGATAAGACGCTGATTTTACAACCATCAAAAGAATTGCTGCAACAGAACCACGACAAGATAACGTCGTATGGCATACCGGCTACCATCTACTCCGCTTCCTGTGGAAAGAAAGAGCTGTCTAACATGATATACGCCACGTTAGGGTCTATCAAGAAGGTTGTTGGTCAGCTTAAGGAGATGGGGATCAGGAACGTGTTGATAGATGAGGCTCATGCCGGGTATAGCCCGGAGGACGGCAGTGAGTTCATGACATTCATGAATGAACTGAAACCGAAAAAGGTGATAGGGTTTACCGCTACACCATGCAGGCTTAAAANGACATGGGATTTCAATGGAGATGCCCTTAAACTTAATTCTAACGGCTCCGAATATACGGCTGAGTCTATTAGTGAGGCGGTGAGAAAAAACGGCTTAAACAACCTTATTTTACGTCGGTTGATGGTGTTAAAAGATATCTGTAGATCTATACTGGTGTTTATGGATTCTGTTGAGAGCTGCAATACGGCCGCCGAATGGATAAACGCCAAGATATGCGCTGGCATGGCGGAGGTAGTTCATGGCGGTACACCAAAGAAGCAGCGGGAGGCTATAGTCGAG